AGTCTGGAAATGCTGACGATGGGCCAATTCCAAAATCCATCCCAGCAGCAGATGTCCCGCCTGGATTAAACTTCCAACGTATCTCAAACTCACCAGATAGCGCGATATTTCTATTAGCGTAGATGTTGTTTCCTGAAGGATTTATGCTATCACCACTTGCATCTGACCAAGTCCCAGACGTTGACCACGCACCCGTCACGGCTTGAAAATCAGGAACCGTGTTTCTACAGCTAGTGAGGGTTGTGTTTAGATACGGCATTACGATCCTGTCCGTGCTTTCAACGTAAATGCCGCACCAGCCCCAGCAGTACCAGAACCAATCTGATCTACGTGAAACTCAAGATAATCGCCAGCCGCGCCTGTCGTTGTCGAAAAAGCGTGGTTGCCGTCTTCTGTCTGCGACGAGGCGTCACACTCTGGGCGCGTCGAGAAGATTGATGATCCGTTCAACTCAATGTCGTAAATAACAGACTGACCAGTGCCAGCCGTGTCCATGTGTATCTCGACATCTTCAAACGTCACTGCGCGAGGTAAGATCATTTTGCCGTAACGCTGAACAGCCAAGTCTTCCGCTGTGCCGTCTCCCGCGATACCTGCTTGGAAACCAATGTCGTATGGCTTGCTCTCGTTTGCGAGGTGAGCAAGGTCAATAGAACCATCAACATAATGTTCGCTGTTAATGCTATCGTCTGCAATCTTAGTGCCGTCGATTGCGTCTGCTGCAATCTTACCAGTTGTCACAGCTAAATCGTTAATCTTGGCCGTACTGACCGTATTATCGCCGGGAGTGTTAATTGCCAATGTAGCGCCGACTTTGACAAAGACTTCATCGGCTGGGATAGCCGCTGAGAATGTCAGCGTAGAGCCAGATACAGAATAATCATCTGCGTGTTGCCATACGCCATCAAACGATACCCACATATTTGTTTCGCTACCGGGAGAAACTGAGAGCGTAAGCTGTGTCGTTGTGTTTTTGGTGTAGTCCACGCCAGCAACAAATACTTGGTCAGTGATATTACCGCCCGTAGGACCGAACAGAAGCGATGTCCAATCGTCAGGGGTCTGATCTTCGTCAGACAAGAACCGCGCACCCGCCTCTGCTGTTGTGATAGAGAACGAAGCCTGTCCGTCAATCGTATCAGTGCCACCGGGATTTACCGTAATGACATTGGTATCGCTTGTCGTTTTCTTGATGGCAACAACCAGCGTTCCGTTCCCTGCGATAGTGGGGAAGTTAATGGTTACATTGCCGCCAGAAGTATCAACCGCAAACAGCTTGCCCGTTTCTGAGTTTAAGATAGTCCTCGGGCTATCCGCATTTGTCAGATACACAACATCATTCCACACCGCTGATGCAGAAGTTGCCGTGTCAACATAGTTTTTAACAGACTGCTGTGAAGGTACAGCCGTGTCGCTATTCGAGGTCAGCCCATCCTCATCCAAAAACGCTGTACCCGAAAGCGTACCGTTTAATACGGGGCTGTTTACTGTCGGGGTGTCCAAAGTTGGGCTGGTCAGCGTTTTGTTGGTTAGCGTCTGGGTTCCTGTAAGCGTTGCTACTTGGCTGTCGTAAGTGACAGTAGCACCGGACAAATCAAGCGTCCCTGTGTACGTCAGTGTGGTTGACAGGGAAACAACAGGATTGCCAGCTACGCCATCGCCGTTTGTTACAACGATTTCATTTGCCGTGCCTGTAATTGTTCGCTCTGCATACGTTTCGCTTGCAGTCCTAGAAACAAGTCCTGTTCCAGACAACCCTTCAAGGGCAGCGAGATCGTTAGCCAAGGCAATTGTCGGGTTACCCGATACACCATCTCCGTCAGCAATTGAGATACCATCCCCTGATGCAGTCAGAGTCCTACCTACTAAAGCAGAGCCAGTGTAGGCTGTTAGCCCATTTGAAAAATCAGATAACTGGACCAAGGCGTTAGAGCCTGAGAAAGATAATGAACCAATGTTAAGAAGGTCATTAGAGTTAAGATCAATATCAGCAGACATCGTGTTCGGGGTTGTGCCGTCACGACTAAGGGTATTCTCCATAGCAGTTTCAACTGCTGCGAAGTTAGTATTGATACTGTTTACTGCTGAGGCTTCGTTGGTGAGTGAGGTAAGATCATTGGTGGTAAGCTTGGCCATGTTTAACTCACATCAATTACAATTGAAAGGTGGGCATGTGCGCTGGAGGTTGTGGTTCCACCATCACTGATTATTTCAATGGTTTGCCCTGCAGATACTGTGTTGTTTCCGGTGGGGGTGGAAGAATCAACATCTCCTGCAGCAGAGCCAGACTGAGTGATTGTGATGTTACCGTTGGTCACCGCAACACCGCCAATCTCAAAGGAAAGGACGGTGTCTGCAGATGCAATTGCAGAATCAATTACTGAATAGATTTCTGTGATGGTACCGGCAATTGGGGCCACCACATAATGAGAAGAAGCTGTACTCAGATCATCATGATGGACGTTAAGTACAACTTTGTTTAGGTTATTAACACTGGTAGAATCAATCTGGGAAGCTGTGACTTGTTGCCATGTACCAGAACCAGAGCCGTTGGCAACGTAGACAGTGTTTGCAGAAGCCCCAGCAACTCCTTTAGGTTCATGAAGTTCAGCGCCAGTAATGTTGGCGTGCTGTATGTCCGGCATACTTAACTCCTAGGAAGTAGTAACTGGGGAGCAGTTCTATAGACCACCCCCCAGCACTGTGTTAGGCTATCAGGAAACTTTGTACTTGATAACCAGTTCAGCAACACCGGCTGTAAAAGCAGCGGTGTTGTAGCCGTATGAGACAGGCATTGGAAGACCATTGCTGTCCGTAACTGTGGTACCCACCAACGCGCCGTTGCAAGCAATCGAAGCATTGTCGGTGAGAGCTGCAACTGCAATAGCTGCATCGATACCATTGTCGTCTTTGGTCGAGTAGGTGCCGTCGTTGTCGTCAGTCATAAGACCGATGTCCAACGTGGCCGAGCCACCCGAGGTGAACGCCGTTGTGACGACCAAGGTGGCCGACTCAATGTACGCACCCGAGGGGATCGCAACTTTCTTATCAATCGGAGCGTCCGTTGAAGGAACAGCCGTGCCAGTGATGGCGATACGGAGTTCTTGCGAATCACTCATGGTCGAAAGCTGACCACCTTTGTACGACTCAGCTTTAGATGCACCGAACCGAACTTCCAGACCGTCGTTATTTACCCAAGTAGTCATGATTCATGTCCTCCTTAGACTTGGTCTGTATCAGACAGGATAACAACGAGGTTTTCCGGACGATAGAGTTTAGAACCCCATCGTGCGGTGACAACGTATTCATCGCGCTGATAATCTTTGTTGTAGTCCGAATCGACTTGCGGCATTTGACGCCATGCACCAATAAAGGGCAGAACATCAGGAGCAGCCGAAAAGAACATGTTAGCTTTGCCAGCAGCCGTGGTGACCGAGTCAATTGTCTCGTTAGCGTCAGCCAGATTGTTGGAGCAGTAGACGTCAAAGCCGTACACGTTTTTGACAAACTTCATACCCGTTGCAATACCTTCTGCAACGATGCCTTCCCAACGAGGGTTATTTGAAACGTTGCTAATGTCTGTCAAAGTGTTGATTGTGTACTCAACCGACGGGTCAACAATGGCAACCAAGTTTGTGTCCGGAACGTTGGCTTTCTTCAGGCTATAACGTGCCTTGGCGAAGTCAGCCGTGGTGAACACTTCATTGGTACCGGAAGCAACAAAGCGGTGCGGTGCGCCGTTAATGCTGTTCAGGTCAGAAGCCGTTTGTTGTGATTGAAGACCCAGGATGTTGGCCTCAACTTTTTCTTCAATAGCACGCTGCTGCTTCGGCACAAACTGAGAAACCAACTGGTTCATGTAGAACATGTCCTGTTTGGCTTTGTTTGTGATGTAAATACCAGAAGCTTCATACTGGTCAATGGTAAATTGAAACTGACCAGTGTCCAGTGGGTTGTATTGAATGCCGTCGTTTTCCGTGTACGTGTAGGACTGTGCCTGACCAATAGACGGAATATAGAAGGTGTCGCCATCTGGGAACTCAGAAAGCCAGTTAACGTAGCCCGTCGCCATCAGATCGTCTTCAAGAACGTCTTTCAGTTGCGAGGACCAGACTTCCGAGCGGGTAAGATGATCGACGTTTGCAGTCGTAGTCATGTTACTTTACCTCATTAAAGTTGGGTTATTGATAAGTCCCAGCTTTCTGCGATTCAAAGATTTGGTTTTGAACCTTAGATGACCAGTACGTTCTTGGATTCTCTTTACGCATCTGATCGTAGTAAGCTTTGCTTCCAGCTTTGGGACCGTTGCCCCCTGTGACTTGGCCAATAGATTCTGTGTTAAGAGAACCTGTGGTTACACCGGCAGAGGTTTGTTGGTTAGCATTGATACCAACTGTGTTGAAGAACGCTGCTGGGCTTTGCATTGCTACGCTGGCCAAGAAGTCTACTCCGACTCCAAGTTCATTTGCCTTACGTTCTAGTTCTGCAGAAGCTTTATCACCATATATCTCAACAAGTTTATTGTCTACCTGTTTAAGATTAGATTGGCGTTGTTCTTCGGTACGAGTCGATTCCAAAGATTTTTTAACCAACTCTGCAACTTGTTCTTCACTAAGAGAAGGATTGGTTTGATCCCCCTGTGTTGCATTAGCAGAGTTTGCTTCTTCACGAATCTTAGTAAGAACTTCTTCGGAGGTCATCCGCTTGTCTAGTTCTTCTCGCAGTCCTGACAGTTCAGATTTAAGTTGATCGATAAACTGATCTGCTTCTATTTTTCCTTTTGCAAGATCATCTACCGATTTAAACTTTTTATCATCACCGACAAGTTCGCCCAATAGACTTGGGTTCTGTTCTTGTTGTTCTTGTTGTGCTTCTTGGTTCTGGGTCTGTTCACCGAAGGCTGACATGTGAAAGATGGTCCTTTCTTTAGTTTCACAATATACTATAATTATAGCAAACTAGAACTTATTTGTCAACATAAAAATTAATAAGGTCTAGTATTTCTTTGATCGCTTCTTCTTTGCCGTTTTGGTGGGCTTGGTAGTATGCCCAGCTTGCTTTTTCATAGTCTTGCTTTGACGGTTTTGGTTTCTTTTCATGGAGGATATCTCTTAGTCTGTCAAAGATTGTGGTTGAATTACGGAGGTAACCTTCAAAGTCCTTCCGGTCCTTCTCCTCCTTCAGGTGGGACGTCCATACCACCGGCAGACGGAACTCCTGCGATTTCGTTGGCGAAGGCTTGTTGCTCATCTACTTCCCTTTGTGCTGAGTTAATAAGCTGTTGCGTCTCTTGCTGTTCAAAGATACGGACGTTTTCCTGGTAGATACCGTACTTCTCAAGATCAAGGACTTCCTCAATAAGTTTGGCAATCTTCTTACCAGACAGATGGATATTAATACTGGGGTCTTGGCCGACTGCAGAGTTAGACAAATTAGTCAGGTTCTGGAGCAGGTTAGCTTTGGCAGCAAAGTGTCTGGCACCAACAGGATAGATACGTCCTTTACCGTTGAGGTCGTCCTTGGTGATGTCTGTGAAGATTTGAACACCAAGTTCGTTATCTAAAGAAGCCACAACATCTTTTGAGTTCATGTTGCGACGGGCAGACTCAAGCATATCGTTAAGAATCTTTTCAAGGAATGTCTCTTCAAAGTACGTTACTTTGTTTTGGAAGATACGTCCGCTGGCGTTATCAAGCGTCTGCACCTCATAAGCCGTCTTCTCCCCCGGCGTCCTAATCCCCATAGCCTGACGAGGCGCACCTGCCATCTCTTCCATTCGGTTGGCAAGTTCCATAATCTGTTGATCTGCATTAAGAGCAGTTGCATCTGGACGTATAAAATCAACATTACCATCATCCCCCACATAGATACGTTCGTTGGGACCGTACTCAAAATCTTCAACGTATCCTTGGACTTTCATCACAGGGTGAGCGATTAGATCAAAGACATCAGCCTTTAGGTTCTCAAGATGGTCAATGCGATACTGCAGACCAACAAGGTTATCAAGTGGACCCATGGCATATAAGTTATCAGGACGAAGACGCCACCCTGCATGACGGACCAAAGACTTACGCCATGTGGGGTTGGGTACCTTACGAATGATATGTTCACGGTCTACAACGGTAATAATGTGATCTTTGTAAAGTTTACCGTCATGGTAAATGTCACCAATAAAGTCCAGAATCTCCACATAACCGGAGTCGTAGTAATGGTAAATAGAAGAGAATCCGTCAATCTGGAACCCTTCGTTCTTGGAGATATCGTTCTGTGAGATAGACTTAACCCGTGTACGGTTTTCCTCAATCAGATTAAACACGTCCTCAAGGTAGCCCTTCTCAGGATGCTCTTCAAGATCAACCTTAAGTTCACCCATCGTCTTAACAGAGCGGATGATCTTCGGGGTGGAGTTGAAGTCTGGTGCCACAGGGTTGAAGACAATGTCGTACGGGGAGATACGTACCGGCTTAGGGCCAACAAAACCGGGGATGATCTCACCAGTTTTAGAGTCTTCTCGGGACTCGTCAAAGTATTCCACAGTGGCAAAACAGTTGCCGTAATCGATGTAGTCATAGACAAGCTGGGAGACAGTGGAACGAAAGTCACCATGTCGCGTCTTGTTACGCATATAAGCTTCGATGGTGGCCCTTTTCTGCCCATCTGCCGACTGACGATCCTCTGCTTCCCACTGAAGCCAGTTGTCATTAGGGAACAACGCTGCCATGTAGTTGGCATGGAGGTTGTCTCTGAGCTGGGTCAGCTTGGGAGAGGTGGTGGAGTTTTTCCACGGAAGCTTGGAGTTGGTGGTGTCTCGGGTGGAGGTGGCGAATAGGTAGTTTCTAAGTTCCCGTTTCTCAGCCAGCCATTCGGCTCTGAAGGTATTCCACTGTTCAAAGTGGTTACTGATTGCCTCTGCAAAGTCATCTTTACCATCAATCAGTTCTTGAATATCAATAGTCTTACCGGCCATTGGAACCTCTTAGTTAAGCGTATGCTACGCCGCCAAAGCGAGAATTAAAGATAGGAACAACGTTTGTTCTACTTCTGGTCTGTTGTGTAGGAGGTACTGCAATCTCAACTGCTGCAGCTAAAGCATCTTTGATATCATCATGTGGTGGATTCTCTTGACTTAATTCATCTTCCAACATCTGACAGTTTCCGCCGTGGTAGTGCCACATGGCAAGGTTATCATAACGTGGTTCCAGAATAGCCCTGATCCTTTCTTCTTTTGTACCCTGATGTCGGGTTGGTGAATGTTCATCGACACTTAAAGCAAGACCGTTTTCTCGGATATACGAGTTCTTCAGTTCTTGTACAATCGCTTTCTGCGCTGCAGTCACCTCGGCTCTGATCTTTCTGAAGTCCCATTTGACATGCATACGTAGAATGGATTCATAATAATCCTTGATCTTATCAGACTTAAATCGATCAATGTCAAGGACATAGAAGTTGTTATGCGGATCAACGCCGATAACCACGATGGCTGTGCTATCTGCCTTTTTGGTCAAGGAGTAAGCAAAGTCAATCGCAGCAAAGATGTTTAATCTTGTACCTTTATGATACCATACTCCCCCTGTTCTTGTCAAGTACTTTTTATCGTAGTACTGGAATTTGTCCGTAGAAATGCCACCGCCTTCAGGGTTGTTGGGGTTATTGTAGTATTGAGCATAGAACTGAGTTCGGTCCAGATACTTTCCTCGTTTTCTGGCCAAGGTCTGTCTATCAAATCCAAACCACTTACCATCATGACGTTGTTGTCTGGGCCAACAAAACTCTCCTGTGCCGTCCCCTCTATCTTCCACCTGCCGTTCAAACTTTTCATAGATGGGTTCAAAGTCTATGATCTCTCCGTCATCATCATAGATATCCTCGTTCATTTCCATCAGATCGTTGTACAAATCTTTAGGATGATATCTTGTTCCCACTACCCATTCTTGGGCATCGACACCTTCGATAGATGACAGAAGAGAGTACTGTAGTTTAACTTTGTCTCTGCCTTCTTGGGTGTATGCGTTCTCTCGTACAACAACATCATCAAGCACAGCCACATCACAATGCAGACCTGTGATGGAAGTTGTGAGTCCGGCAATAAAGATTGAAGGGTCTCTGACTCCCTCTGTTTTACGTAGTGGGTGGTCAAGGCTGATCTCTGTGTTAGTCCACTTCTCTCGCTTAGACTCATCTTTGTTGACCATTTCTGGCCAGTAGCGTTGATAGATTTTGGAGGTGAAGATATCCTTGATAAACTTAAGCTGTTTCTCTGCCAGATTAGAAGTGGAAGAGATATACAGGACACGGTGGTCAGGATGTTTGGTCAGATGCCATGCAACTCTGTAGGCAACCATACGGCTCTTCTGGTGGTCACGTGGGAGAAGGGTAAGTTGTTGTGACTTGGCTTTCTCTCTGGTCCACCAACGACACAGTTCCTCATGCACATGACCAAGGACAGTCTGTGGTGCAATGAGTTTGATGAAGGTAGTTAGGTCTTGTTCTGCAGCCCGACGAATGTCTTCAGTGGATACACCACTCATTCTTTATCTCCGTTGACCACTGACAAGCCAAGACGCTGGGCATCTTCACCGATCTCTGCATCTAACTTGGCAGCGATCTTGACTTCACGCTCCACTTCTTCTTTGCTTGGGCGTCCACGCTTACTGTGGGATTCTTTCCATTCTCCTTTGGCAAGGAACTTTGCAGCATTAAACTTTGATTTACCGTTTATAGCTTCATCCACCACAGACCTGATACCTTCAGACCTTAATTTAACTTCAAGTTCGATGGGCCAGTCTTCCACAAACTTCTTGATGGCTCTGGCGTTCTTGATCTTTAACCAGTGTTGATATGAACCAAAAGCTTGGATGGCGAACTCGTATTCGGTGGGGTCTCCGATCTCCATGTACATCTGTTTCAAAGAAGGGAGTTTACCTTGTGGGTCTTCATCTTTAAGACAATAGACCGGCTCCAATGCAGAACCTTCCCCGTTGAGGTAGAACTCACGGAACAGGGACATGGTGCGGTACCGTCCCAGTTTATCCTTCATTCTGTCTTTCAGTTCAGGGTAAATCATGTCTTGTTAGTCTTAGGGGTTACGATTACGTAGAAGGTTGGTTGGTCTGGACCTGCTTTGGCAAGGACACTAAGAACTTGGGTGAGTACACCTTTAGAGTCTTTATAGTCAAGAAGGACTTCTTTGACAAACACCACATGTCCATTGACAGGAACACATTGACCTGTGCGGAAGAACATTGCCATAAGTTCACCAGCTTTTTTAACATCTTCTGCGTCCTTCTCTGCAACTTGCATAACAAGTTCTTCAGACTTACAGACATAGCCAGCCGGGAACGTTTCGCCTACTTCAAACGCATATCCTTTGGTCGGAATAATCGCCATCAAAGACAGGATGAAGGGAAAAAGAAATCTAATCATACTCTAATTATACCTTAGACAAAAAGAAAAGTCAAGAGGTAATAGTGTTGGTAGTAACTCTGTTTGCGGCAGAGTCCATATATTGATTAGAAAACGTAAGTAGAGTATCTATATAGTATGCTCTGCAGTAACCCTACAGAACTCTAAAGACGGAGAGATTAAATGGATAATTAAATAATTAATCTCAATTGCTAACTATATTATATACTATTTATACCCCCCTTGTCAAGTTAAATCTCCATAGCCGAATTTCTGTTAGTAAAATTCTTGTCATGTAAAAACACACAGCAGCACCCCTAGCCCCCCTTGCCCTACCCAGTCACAGTTGCGAATGCTTCTTAGTTGCATTACAGTCTGCCAGTGCTGGCCCAGTTGCGAATGATTATCGATTGCAATGCCAGGTCCAGTTGCGAATGCTTCGCAGTCTCAATGC